GGGGCGGCTTTCGGGTCGCCTCTTTTTTTTACGCCAAAATCCGTTTTTTCTTAATTATATATAGATGCTGCAACTGAATAAAGCGGAAACAAAGTTCTGGTACTTGACTCTTGGGGAGAAAACAACCATCCTCAACCCTTACTATTTGTTTTCCTTAAAGCATAGATTGACGGCTGTCACTTACAATTTCATTCTTACAGATTCATCTTCCTACACTGATAGGTACAACAAGTTTGAAATCACCGAGGGAACGACAATCACTCTTGACGCTGGTGAGTATGAATACAAAATATACGCTCAAACATCTGACACCAACACAGACCCTGCTCTTGCTAATGAGTTAGTTGAAAGGGGAATTGTCAAGGTTGATTTTGACCCAACGGCAGCGACTCAATACACCGTTGAACTCAATGAGAAAATATACGAAATTGAAGCACCTGAGGCAATCGCTTACTTATTACTCGAAAGCGGTGACTTCTTACTTCAAGAAGATAACACAAGCAAAATATTATTATAGATGCCAGATAAAAAAATAAGTGCATTAGACGCAATAGTATCGGTAGATGACGCTGATGTCCTGCCGATAGTTGACACGAGCGTTGCAACTACGAAGAAAGTGAACGTGAGCCAAATCAAGGCTCTCGCACCTGTGCAATCTGTCGCAGGTAAAACTGGAACTGTTACACTCGCAAAGGGTGATGTTGGACTCTCTAATGTTGATAATACTGCTGATGCTGATAAACCTGTTTCGTCTGCTACTCAGACCGCCTTGAATGCTAAACAAAATACACTTGTAAGTGGAACTAATATAAAGACTGTAAACTCTACTTCTTTAGTCGGAAGTGGAGATGTAACAGTACAGGAAACACTTGTAAGCGGTACCAACATAAAAACCATCAATGATGAAAGCATCTTAGGAAGTGGTAACATCACAATAAGCGGAGGCGGTGGAATCTCTGACGGTGATAAAGGAGATATAACAGTATCTGCAAGTGGTGCAACTTGGACTATTGATAGCGGAGTTGTAACAGATGCAAAATTAAGCACAGGCATAGACGCTGCTAAGATTGCAGATGGTTCTGTTAGTAATGCAGAGTTTCAGTATATCGGTGGTTTAACTTCAGACGCTCAGACACAGATTGATGGAAAAGAGGCAACGATTACAGGTGCGGCAACTACAATAACAAGTTCAGATTTGACTGCATCTCGTGCGGTTACTTCATCAGCAACGGGTAAAATAGAGGTTTCATCTGTTACATCTACTGAACTCGGATATGTTAGCGGAGTAACAAGTGCTATTCAGACACAATTAGACGGAAAACAAGCAACTATCACGGGTGCGGCTACAACAATAGACGATACAGATTTAACAGCATCAAGGGCGTTAGTAAGTGATGGAAGCGGAAAGGTTGCGGTTTCTGACGTTACATCTACCGAGTTGGGTTATCTCGATGGGGTGACCAGTGCAGTTCAAACGCAAGTTGACGCAAAGACTCCAAAATTAATCAGTTTAAACGCTCAAACAGGAACGACTTACACATTGGTTTTAGGTGATGCTGATAAGTTGGTTGAGATGAACAATGCGGCTGCTAATACCTTAACTGTTCCACCTAATTCAAGCGTGGCATTTAGTACGGGAACTCAAATAATTGTAGTACAAAAAGGAGCAGGAACAACCACGATTGCCGCAGGTTCGGGAGTGACTTTGTTATCTAAAGATTCAGCGTTAGGAATAGGGGGGCAATATGGTGCGGCTACTTGTATAAAGATAGCGACTGATACTTGGTATGTTATTGGTGATTTAGCATAATGATAAGAGCGACAATAGGAATATTAGCAAGTCAGGGCGGTTTTGATTCAGACGCACAAGCATTCTTTGACCGAGTTGATACGGCAGGGGGTACGCTTTCAGATACAGAAAAAGCAGCCGTTAATCAGTTAGTCCTTGATATGAAAGCAGATGGAATTTGGTCATATATGAAAGCCATTTATCCAATGGTTGGTGCAAGTGCAGCAGCGTGTGCTCAGAATTTGAGGAGTTCAAGTTTTACGGGTTCGTTTTCAAGCGGTTGGACATTTGCAAGTACGGGAGTTAAGGGTAATGGAACGAGTACTTTTATGGATACAAATTTGTCATCTAATACTTCATTAAGTTTAAATGATTTATCATTAAGTATTTATTCAAGAACAGATTCTAATATAGGTGGTGATATTGGAGATAAAAATTTAACTGGTGGATTTTCAGGAATTTTTATAAGACTATCAAATACTTTTTATGGTTATTTAGGAGAGGTAAATAATATTTCTCTATCAAATTTGGATGCAAGAGGATTTTGGACGATTTCAAGAAGGTCATCAACACAAGTATATTTTTATAAAAATGGTTCAGCATTTGGAACAAATCCAAAAACATCAAATTCTTCATCATTAAATAGTGGAACTATGGTAATTGGCCAAGCGAATAATATATTTTCTGACCGAGAATATAATTTTGCATCAATAGGTGACGGATTAACCGATACCGAAGCATCTGACTTTTATGATGCAGTACAAGCATTTCAAACAACTTTATCCCGTAACGTATGATAGGCTATATTTTAACAAAACAACAGCAACGTAAAATTCAAGGGGTGTTCTTCGCATCTGATATTTTCTTTAATTGTGTTCAAGACATAAACGATGTTTGGTTTTTGTTTCTAAGTGAACAAGACAAAGCCTTATTGCCTCAAAAATACTTATACATTTTAGACTTGCCAACTGACGAATTTGTACCACCACCAACACCCGACCCATTCCAATGAAACTACCCGTGACGTTTGAACAATTCACCAAAAACAGCGAGAAGGCTATCACCTACCTTTTGCTTTTTGTCGTGACTGCCCTATACATAAGAGCAGAACGTCAGAGCAACCTTGCAACTGCTCAGTGTGAAAAGCGATTGGTAAAATGTGAAACCGAACTTCGTAAAATGTCGGCAATGTTAAAAACTCAAGACTCGTTGTGTTCTGCGTTGGTGACTGAGATTAAAATATACAAAGCATTAGGGAAGATATGAAAGCACTATTTGCATTTGGAATATTAGCGATTATTTTGGCATTGTCAACCGACACACCAACGATAGAGGATAAAGTAGCGGAGCAGATAGAGGAAAGTCAAAAGTTGTACGACAGTGCAACAGTAGAATTGAACAGAATGCGGAAGATAAACGATTCACTTTTAGAGTTAAGATTTGGGAAATGAAAATATTTGAAGCATTCAAAGGAGAAAAAGGAGAAGTAAGCAGCAAAAGAGTTGTGGGCATTGTCGGTGCTATTTCTTTGATTGGCTCAATGATTTATTACAATACAGATAAACTTGTAGAGGCTGTTGAGTGGTTAAGTATTTTAGCACTTGGATTTAGTGCAGTAGAAAAATTTAAGAAAGATGGAAAATAACTTCATACGGATCAACTTTGCGGAGAGCAAAATTCCCATTTTCAAGGAGAATAAAGCAAAAGGCTTCTTGACTTATGGGCAGGATAACGCTTACCCACAAATGTTGATTGACTTGTTTAACAGCTCACCAAAGCATGGGGCGATAGTTACTCAGAAAGCTGACTTCATTGCCGGTGATAAAACCGAGATAATCGCATACAATACAGAGGACATTGCAAAGGCAAACGATGCTCTTGATTCAATCAACGCATACGAGGACTTTGACAGCCTTAAAAACAAAATAGCTCAGGACCTTGAGTTGTTTGATGGATTTGCTCTTGAGATTATTTGGAACAAAGCCAAAACCAAGATAGCAGAGATTTACCACTTGCCTTTTCAGAATGTACGTCACTCGTTAGATGGTCACTATCTATACGCTGAAGATTGGTCAGATAGAAAGGTAAAGCCTGACCATTATTACGCTTGGAATCCCAACACGAGAGAGAGTAAGCAGGTATTTTATTTCAAGATGTACAAGGCAGGATGCGGAGAATATCCAACAGCACCATACCAATCAGCTCTTAAGTACATCGAGATAGACACAGAGATTGCCAACTTCCATCTTAACTCTATTAAGAGTGGTTTCTCTGCTCAGACTCTTTTGCAATTGTTTAAAGGCATTCCATCACCTGAGGAAGCTCGTCAGACAATTAGAAGATTTAAAGACAATTTTAGCGGAACAGATAACGCTGGAAGCATCATCATTCAGTTTAACGATCCGAACGAAACTCCTTCAGTAGTTAACAACCTTGCACCTTCAGACTTTGACAAGCAGTTTGACATTCTCAACAACACAGTTCAAGAGGAGATTTTGATGAGTCACCGAGTTACTTCTCCGATGCTTTTCGGTATAAAGACAGAGGGGCAACTTGGAGGGCGTAACGAACTGATTGAAGCGTTTGAGGCGTTCCAAACTTCCTACATTGAGCCAAGACAGAATCAAATGGATAGAGCCTTGAGTTCTATCTTTAAATACATATCACCTGTAAAGCTTAAAACTAAGAAC